GAGGCTGAGTGCCTATGGCCGATGTTCTCTCGCGCGAAGAACGGCGCGGCGGTGATGGACGGGGAGGGCAACATCTTTCAGTTCAAGGCCAAGGACCGCGTTTGGATCGGCTCGCATTGTGTGGTGTTTCCGCTCCGCATGGCGCAGTCGCTTTGCCCTGACTTGGCAGCCGAGTTTGCACAGATCGCGGAGGAGGAATCGCATGTCGTTGCGGAGTGAGGCTGAGACCGAAGCCGAGAAGCGGTGGCCACTGGCGTGGATCGGTCGGAAGCCGAAACAGCACACGATCACCGGTCAGCCGCCGAGTGTCACAGAGAAGCCACGTTTCGGGAGCAGGAACCCGTGACGAATCTTCACATGTTCATGTCGGTGCGCATGACCCGGGAGCAGAAAACCTGGGTCATGCGCCACGGCGGCGGCGAGTATCTACGCCGGTTGATTGACGAAAAACGTGTTACACGAATCGCACCAAAACGGCGGCAACGTCTGAGAAAATAAGTAGGTGGACTTCGAGACAGCAGTAGAACGGCTTACCCGCAAATGGGTGGATGTACTCACGCCGAAAGAATCACCAACCGGCAAATACTATGCAGTTGATCGTGAGCCACTACTGGAGTCGCTGCGGAAACGCATATCCTCCTCGGTCGGCACTCAATCAGAGCATGGCGGCTCGGGGCAGAACGCGATCCCCATCGACACTGAGGCGTTCGACTTGTGGCAGCACATTGACGAGTCGGTGGACGCCTGGAACCTCGACCTCGGGCACCTCGCCCACGGCGAGCTCACGCAGCGCCTCGCCGAGCTGGCCGTGCGCATCGACACCGCCTGGCGCACCGGCGACATCTCCGAGGTGAGACGCGCCCACTTGCAGCACATGATCATCGGCTGGGCGGACCGAATTCTCGCTTCGCTGGAGGGTTGGCGGACCCTGTTTCTGCTCGCTGAGTGCCCCGAATGCCACCAAACCTGGGTGTCGGACCCACGCGAGCAGATCACCACCCAGCACTGTCTTCAGGTGCACTTCCGCGATGGTGGATCGGAGGCGTGGGCTGAATGCCGACGCTGCGAGCATCAATGGACAGGCCCATTCGAACTCGCCGAGCTTGGCTTCAGGATCGGCGCGACCCAAGACACAGACATGCTCCGGGCCGCACGAGTGGTTCAATAGCCACCATGGGAACGTTCATCCGCGAGGTAGGCGGCAACATCATCCAGGGCGTCAAGAACACGTGGGCCTTCATATGTGCCCTTCCAGTGTGGGTCTTGGTCTGCACTTTCCTGAGTGCGGTGTCGTTTGCGCTGGCGGTTGCATACTCAGTCGGCGTCCTCGCCTTCATCGGGACCGTACTCGTCGTCCCGTACCTCAGCCACCTGATCGCCGAGGTTGCAGACTGACGGTTTCGCGCGTACACTTTTGAGTGCGGCGTTGAACTGTCTCTAAATGTCGCCTCCAAGCCTCGGTCTAGTCAGCCGAGGCTTTCGTCGTTCCACAACGAATTCCACAGTCCCAGACGTGGCAGCCATCCCGGCGGCGGCTGGTCCCGGCTCCGAGGATCCATATCGGGCACGATTCCATTTCGTCTAATCGGCAAGACACCAGGCCCTGAACCTGGCAATCGTGGTTCGAACCCATGAGTGGAAGCGATGCACGTCAGCGGCTTACCAAAGCCGCAAGGGTAGGCACCCTGCCGATTGCCGCGTGTCAGTTGCTCCTCGTCCTCCGAAAGGACTGGCGGGGATATGAGCGAGGCCGATCACCTCGCCGAGGGGCGCGACTCGTACAACGCGCAACACTTCGGAGGTGACCATGACCGACGGCACCCGCGAACTGGTCCTGGACCTCCTCGACCGAGGCATGCTCGACGCAGTATCCGACCTCGTCACTCAAGGGCAACTCACCGATGATGAAGCTGCCGAGCTACTCTGCGAGGCCGGCTGGTGATCCGCGACCGCATCGACCCGGCCCTCATCGCCCGCATGGAAGCCATGGTCCGAGACAAAGCCTGCGACGACGCAGAACGGATCAAGCAAAAGAATTAGAAGCTACGTTCTTCATGCTCTGGCGGTAGATAGTATCCGTTGGCTTCGCACTCCTCACGAGTGGCAGACCATAGCGCGCCGCCATCCTTCTGCCAGATCGGGAGTCCGTTGAGCCCTCGCGTCTGGCTGAGCAAGAAACCTTCTCGCTCTGCAAGTTCAGGAGTGATGAAGTCTGGGCGCTTCCTCATCAGGACTGCCGTACAATGAGTTGGCCCTGGTCACTAACCGTGATGCTCAGGGTCTCGACCTTGCGATTGACCAGACGCACGATCACCACAATGAGCCAAAGCCCACCAGTGATCAACGTCAAGATGATGTTCCAGAACCAGCCGATCCGCTTCTTCCGCTGCAAGATCGCCTGCGAGTCAGTCACCGAAGCAACCGACCAACCCTCGCTCGCACGCCGAGAAACCTCAGCATTGAGCAACTGCGTGATAGATGCCTTGTCCATGAGATCAGCCTAACGCCACCCACCCACACCAACAGACCCCACCACCGGAAGGACCCCCGGTGCCAAGCATGCCCCCTACCCGCTGCACCCACCCCGGCTGCGGCGAACTCGCAACAGACCGCGGACGCTGCCCCAAACATCAACGCCCAGCATGGCAAACACCAAGCAAGCACACCAAACTCATGGACTCGACACGAGAGAAGCGATGGCGCACAGCAGTCCGAGCCCGAGCACACGGACGCTGCCAACAATGCGGGCAACCAGGCAGCGAAGCCGACCACATCATCGAAGTCGCAGACGGAGGCGCACTCTACGACCTCAACAACGGACAATATCTATGCCACACATGCCACCAAATAAAAACAATGCAAGCCCGACGAGCACGACACAGGTAGGGGAGTCAAGATTTCGAACATATGTTCGAACGGCGGCGTCGCGGTCAGCTCTGCTCGTCTGAACGGTGGTTTTGGGGTGTTTTAGGGGATTGGAGGGTTGCTGATGGGTGCTCGTGGTCCTTTGCGTCTGGTGCAGCCTGATGATTCGTCTGGGCGTGAGTCTGCGGCGCAGCGTGTGCGTCCTGAGCCTCCGGAGAAGCCGGCTGGTCTGCCGTTGGAGGTGGATGAGCTGTGGGATGAGATTGTTCCGACGTTGAATGATGCTGGGCTGTTGTCTCGTGCTGATGGGATGACGGTGGAGCTGGCGTTGCGGCATTTCGTGGTGGCGCGGCGGGCGTCGAACAATCTGATCGAGAAGGGCGCGGTTGTCGAGGACAAGCACAATGGCGGCGATCTGAAGAAGAGTCCGGAGGCGCAGATCTGGCGGGACAATTCGGCGGCGTTCTTGGAGTTCGCGAAGCAATTGGGGTTGTCGTTTGCGTCGCGTGCTCGGGTGACGATGCCGAAGGAGGCTGATGATGGGGAGAACCCGTTCAGCTTCCAGGCTGTCGGCCGGTAAGCCTGTCGCTTCGGCCTTGTCGCCGGAGGTGAAGTGGTACCTGACGGATCGTGGCTACGAGTTGGCCGGTTGGCAGCGTCCGTTGTGGCGGACGCCGGAGCCTCGGGATGAGCCGGGGGCGGTATTTGATCCGGGTCGTGTCGACCGGGTGATCGCGTCGCTGAAGACGATGCGGCATTCGCAGGGAAAGTGGGCTGGTCGCCCGTTGGCCCCGGATGCGTGGCAGGTGGCTTTTGCGGTTGCCCCGGTTTTTGGCTGGGTGCATGATGTGGACGGTCGCATGGTGCGGATCATCCGTACGGTGTGGATCGAGGTGCCCCGTAAGAACGGGAAGACGACGATCGCCGCTGGTCTGGGGTTGGTGCTGGCGTTTGCTGATGGTGAGCCTGGGGCGCAGGTGATCGCGGCGGCGGGCTCGCGTGATCAGGCGCTGAACGCTTATCGGCCGGCGATGCTGATTGCTCAGGCGTCGCCGGCGATGAAGGCGGCGGGTATCAAGCCGTTGCACCGCGAGATCGTGCGCGAGGCTGATCAGAGCTTCATGAAGGCGGTCGGGTCGGTTGGGGATCTCCTGCAGGGGTCGAACCCGAATGGGGCGATCGTGGATGAGCTGCACGTCCATAAGGACGCGAGCGTGATCGATGCGCTGGAGTCTGGTCAGGGTGCGCGGGATCAGCCGTTGACGATCATCATCACGACGGCGAACGACGGCAACAAGAACTCGGTGTATGCGCAGCGTCGGAAGCACATTGAGGATCTGTGCCAGGGACGGGCGACTTCGCCGTCTGAGTACGGCGTGGTGTTCGCGGCCCCGGTGTCGGCGGATCCGTTCAAGGAATCGACGTGGAAGCGTGCGAATCCTGGGTATGGGGTGACGCCGACGAAGCAGTTCATGGAGATCGAGGCGCAGAAGGCGAAGGAGTCTCCGGCGCAGCGAGCCCGCTTCTTCCGGCTGAATCTGAATCGGGCGACGCCGCAGGAGACGCGGTTCATTGAGATGCCGGTGTGGGATCGGAACGCCGGCCGGCCGGTGGTTGGGCTGCACGATTCTGGTCTGGATGGCAGACGCTGCTTTGGAGGTCTTGACCTCGCGAGTGTCTCCGACCTGTCGTCTTTGTGCTTGCTATTTCCGAAGGATGCTGGCGGTTTCGTGGCTCGTTGGTGGACGTGGACCCCAGAGGAGAACGTCGCGAAGCTCGACTCCCGCACGAACGGTGCGGCCTCTGAGTGGGTGCGTGAGGGCTGGCTGACGACAACGCCGGGGAACGTGCAGGACTACGACTACATTCGCGCTGCGCTTGGTCGCCTGGCAGAGCAATTCGACATTGAGTCGATCGGGTACGATCCGTTCAATGCAACGCAGCTGATCAACGACCTGGTGGCGGACGGTTTGAACATGGTGAAGGTCCGGCAGGGATTCATCACCTTGTCGCCGCCGACGAAGGAGATGCAGCGGCTGCTCCTGAAGGGCACGAAGGATGCACCGATGCTGGAGCATGGCGGCAACCCGGTGGCGCGGTGGTGCGCCGACAACCTCGGCGTGGAGATCGACCCGGCTGGGAATGTGAAGCCGTCGAAGCGGAAGTCGGGAGAAAAGATCGACTGCATCGCCGCCCTGGTGGATGCGTTGACGGAGAGCACGGCGGCGCAGGAACGCGAGTCGGCTTACGAGGATCACGATTTGCTGATCGTTTGAGGGGGAGACATGCGAGGTGGACGGAGAGTCACGGTGTCTCTCACTGACGGGTCGGCTCTGTCGGGGGTGTCCCGGTGGTCGTGGCCGTGGATGCTGCGGCTGGTCGATGTGAAGGTGCAGCAGGGTGAAGTGCCAGGCATGGTGCTGGTGCCGCGGGGGTCTGTGCTGACTATTCAGGTGGTGAGCTGATGGCGACGTTCTCTCTGGATTCGCAGACGGTCACCATCGGGGCCGGCCAGACGACGACCACATGGGGCGACCCGATTGTGCCGGTTCGGGTTGCTGATCCTGGCTACCCACTGCTTTCGAGTGTGAACATCCCGGGCTTGTCTCCTTCGGTGGCGTGGCGCCATCAGCCGTCGCTGCGGAAGGTGGTCGAGTTTGCGGCCCGCAACATCGCAACGGTGCCGTGGAAGGTGTTCCGCCGAGTCGATGACAACGATCGGCGGCGGGTGTCGAACTCTCCGGCCGAGGTTGTGCTGCGCACGCCGCGGCCGCGCCTTACGGACTGGATGCTGAAGTTTCGCATCGCCGTGGATTGGATGCTCTACGACCGCTGGTGCGTCGCCCTGGTGGAGGGGCAGCTCCAGCGGGTGCCGGCGCGGGCACTGGTGATCGAGTCCGACGAGATGGACAACGTGACCCGCATCGGGGTGCAGTTGAAGCAGGGCGTAGTGGATCTCTCGGGGTTGCCGTTGGCATTCTCGACGGGTTGGTCGGCATGGAACGGTGACGGCACTTCTCCACTGACTACGCTGTCGGAGATCCTGAACGAGCAGCGTCGCGCGGTCGAATGGCGTGCAGCACAGTGGAATCGGGGCCCGAAGTTCGACGGCATCGTGACCCGACCAGCGGATGCAGGCAAGTGGGACCCTGACAAGCGGAAACGCTGGCTCGAATCATTCCGTGACTTCCGGGACGGGAAGGCCGGCGGCACGCCGATCTTCGAGGACGGCATGGACTTCAAGGACCTGTCGGGGCGCATTAACCCGGCGGACGCGAAGGACATCGAGGGCCGTCAGTTGACCGACCAGGAGGTCGCCTCGGCGTTCCATATCCCTCCCGAGCTGGTGGGGGCACGGCAGGGGAACTTCTCGAACATCGCGGCGTTCCGGCAGATGCTCTTCGGCCCGACACTCGGCCCAGTTCTGGAGCAGATGCAGCAAGCGTTCAACGCGGAGATTGTGCCCGCCCTGGATGACGCTCCGGGCACCTACGCGGTGCTCGACCGTGAAGCCGCCATGAACGGTAGCTTCCTGGAGCAGGCCCAGTACCTTCAGACCGCGGTGGGGGCGTCTTATATGACCCGTGCCGAGGCGCGTAGCCGCCTCGACATGCCATTCATCGCCGGCACCGATGAGCTAGTGACACCACTGAACGTGCTCACTGGTGGCCTGGCGTCTCCGACCGACACGGGTTCACAGAACCTCGGTGGCTCAGGGAAAGCACTGCGGCGGAAACTTCACGCGGTGGAGCTGCGACAGTTGGAGTCGGCGAAGGCGGAGACAGGCAAGAGCTTGGCCGCGACCCTGCGCGAGGTGTACGAGCGCCAGTGGAAAGAGGTCTCCGGCAAGGTCGATGCCGCCGAGTTCCACAAGCAATGGGATCAGGTCATGGCTGACGCCGTGCATCCGCACTTGTGGCGGGCGGCGCTCGCCGGCGCGAAGTCGGTGCTGAACGAATACAACCCATCCGGGGACGGCTGGGCCGAGGACGTGATGCGCCCCTACGTGGCCGCCATGGCGCGGGGTACTGCGTCGAAGTTGAACGACGGCGTGATCTCAGCAGCTGATGACCTGGATGATGTCCCGGAGGATGAGCAGGACGATCAGAAGGTCGGGCTGTTGGACCGGCTGCGGAACTCCACGGCAATCGCCTGGGGCATGGCCGCAGTCGCTGATGCGGCCGGCTTCGGCCGTCAGGATGCGGCCGGTGCGTCTGGGTTGGTGTCGAAGACCTGGTTCGTCACGTCGGACAATCCGCGACCGTCGCATGCGGCGATGAATGGGGAGACGGTCGGTATGGATGAGACGTTCTCGAATGGGCTCCGGTGGCCTGGAGATGGCCAGGGTGAGGCCGGCGAAACTGCTGGCTGTACGTGCCAGCTCGAATACGCGTGGTGAAGGGAGAAGTCATGATCAAAGTGCGGAAGTCCTTCACTGTGAAGGACGTGTCCACGGATGGCGAGGGCAAGTTCGACGCCCTGGTCTCTACGTTCGGGACGACTGATTCTCAGGGCGAGTCCTTAGACCAGGGTGCGTTCAAGGACACTCTGTCGCAATCCGGTGGTGATGTGCCGATTCTCTGGGATCACCAGTGGGACGACATCTGGTCTCACATTGGGTCCGCGAAAGCGGAGGAGAACGATCAGGGCTTGGTTGTGCATGCTCAGCTTGACCTCGACAATCCCACCGCGGCGCAAGCGTTCAAGCTGCTCCAGTCGGGGCGCGTGAAGGAGTTCTCCATCGGCGGCTTCGAGGACCCGCAGGATCGGACCACCGATGACAACGGTGTGACGCACGTGTCGAAGTTCGATCTCGCTGAGGTATCTCTGACGCTGCGCGGCGCGAACCCGGACACACAGCTGCTTGATGTGAAGCACCTGTCTGATGAGGACACGGACATGCTCACGACGGCTGTGATCAAGCGGCTCACGACGAAGCAGGGCAAGGTGCTCGCTGCGAAGCATGTGCAGACTCTGCGCGACATTCACAAGAAGCTCGGGAATCTGCTCTCAGAGGTTGATCCGCCCACGGATGACAGCAAAGCTTCCCCGCCCAGTCAGGACGGGAAGAACCAAGAACCCTCGGCACCCGCCGGGGGTTCTTCCATGTCGGAGCGCCGAGCGGCGATCTTCGATCAGATCAAGGCCGTTCAGGCCGGGAAGGAGTCGTAATGACTCGCGAAGAGAAGCTGAAGCAGCTCCTGGCCGAGGCCGCGGAGCTGGAGAAGAAGAGCGAACTGTCCGAGGAGGAGCTGAAGCACGCCGAGGACATCGCCACCAAGGCCGAGACCCTGTCGGCTGCGATCGAGAAGAGCAAGGATGTCGCGGCGAAGCTGAAGCATCTCGCCCCTGCCGATGAGGCCCACGAGGATGAGCCGGTCGGCAAGACGATCGGTGAGCGGTTCGTGAAGTCGGCGGAGATGAAGCAATTCCGCGCTGCGCATCCGCACGGTGCTGAGTCCAAGTCCACGCCGATCGACATCGTTGTGAAGAACCTCAGTACCAAAGCCGATCCGGCTCCGCTCAACACCGGGGCGAACGGTGACCTCCAGCCGACTCGCTTGCCGGGCATCGATGATCTGACCTACCGCCAGCCGAACACGCTGCTGGACCTGATCACCACCGGCACTACACAGTCTCCATGGCTCCAGTATCGGCAGCTGATCTCGGTCACCAACAACGCGTCGATTGTCGGCGAGGCCAAGACCACCTCGGGGACGGACGCGGCTGGTGGGCTCAAGCCGCTGTCTACGCTCACCACCAAGACGGCTGATGCGAAGGCATTCACCTACGCCGATGGTATCGAGGCCACCAACCAGGAACTCGCAGATGACGGTGCACTCAGCGCTCTCATTGACGGGGTTCTGACGCAGAACGTGCGCGAGGATATCGAGCGGGTTGTGCTGAACGGTGCCGGGACGGCTGATGAGCCTGCCGGCATTCTGAACACCACCGGTGTTCTCAACCAGGCGTTCGTGACAGATCCGGTCACCTCGGTCCGGAAGAGCAAGACACTTCTCCAGACCACGTCGCAGACCACCGCGCAGGCGATCCTCCTCAACCCTGAGGACGACGAGGCGCTGGACCTTCTGAAGGACACCACCGGACGATTCTTTGGTGCTGGCCCGTTCAACGCGGGCCCGACCTCCCTTTGGGGTGTGCCTCGTGTCGTTTCGACGGTGCTGCCCGTGGGAATCGCCATCATCGGCGACTTCTCTCAGGTGCAGCTGCTGATCTACGAGGCGCTTTCCATCCTGGTGTTCAACCAGCACAAGGACTACGCGCAGCGCAACCTCTCCTACGTCCGTGCTGAGTTGCGGGCTCTCCAGCTGATTCGTCAGCCTGCGAAACTCGCGATCGTCCACCTCGCCGCCGGGGCCTGACCGTGGGGGCTCCGAAGATCCTCGTGATCGGGGGTGTCCGGTATCGAGCTGAGGATGCCGAACGCCTTGGCCTCTCCGACGAACCCGACTCTGAGGTGAAGGTCACCAAGCCGCGAGGCCGGCAGGTGAAGAAGACCGAGTGACTGGAGGATCGGATGGCCGACATCATGCTGGCTGATGCTGGCGTTCTGGCAGTAGCGACGGGGAAGCCTGCGGATGATCCGCGGCTGCTCCTGGAGCTTCGCCGGGCATCGGCTCGGTTCATCGGCGAGGTGGGCCGTCCGATCATTCAGGTGGTTGGGGAGACTGTGGTGCTCGACGGGAGCGGCACGGAGACGCTGCTGCTCCCCGACTGGCCTGTGTCTGACCTGACCGTGAACGTCGAGGGGGTGCCGGTCACCGACTTTGAGGTGTCGGCACCCTCCGGCGTGCTGCGCCGATACGCGCGTTGGCCAGACAAGCTCGGCGCGATCGCGGTCCTGTACACGCACGGCTATGACCCGATTCCCGCCGACATTGCGGATGCGGTGCTTGAGCAGGCGCAGATCGCCTTGAACACCATCGTCGGCGTGCAGCAGACATCGCAGGGTTCCAGGTCAGTGACGTTCGGTGCCGCATCAACCACCGGGGTCACTCAGCGTTGGTCAGACACCGTTGCCCGCTACAGCGCGCGGGGTGACGAATGCTGAGCCCATTCAACGTACAGACGGTGGAAGTGCAGGAGCCAACCCTGGTCGATGACGGGCATGGCAACACCACGCCGAGCTGGCCGGACGGCTGGGTCTCTCTCCCGGATGTGGATGTGCAGCCGGCGGCTGGGGCTGAGTCGAATGACAACCGGGATGGTATGGAGATCGTCGCCACACTGTTCCTCCCCGAATCCAATGCGCTCTCCGATCGGGCGCGGGTCCGCTTCGGCGGGCACGTGTTCGGCATCGTCGGTCCGATCCTCACCTGGGTAGACCCGTTCGGGCTGGTCACTCACCGGGTCGCGAATCTGAAGATCTGGGAGGGCTGATGGCTGGGAAGGTGCGCATCCAATTCCACTATGACCAGTTCGCTGCTTTTCGCAAAGACTCGGCGATCAACGCCGAGCTGAAGCGCCGCGCTGAGGCCATCGCTCAGCGGGCAAATGAACTCGCAGGAATTGAAGATGGCTTCGTGGCTGTCGAATCTGAGGGCAAGGATCGAGCACGGTGGATTGTCATCGCTGCCTCGAAGGAAGCTCAACGGCTCGAAGCGACTGACGGATGCCTCACTAAGGCGCTGGAGGCTGGGCAATGACTGAGCTGTCCATCCTCCGGGATATTGAAGGCCTCGCCATCCAGGCGCTGACTTCGGGGCTCGCTGCGGTGTCCGATGTGGCCGGAATCCATGTCGGCACGAAGATCCCCACCGGCTCAGACGGTGCGACGCTGCCGGAGTTCGTGCGCGTCATCGCTTCGAACATCACAACCACCACGCTGGTCACGCACGCTTTCACTTTGACGGTGGAGGGTTGGGCGCAGTCGGAGACGCGAGCCCAGCGCATCAATAGCCTTGCCGCCGCGGTCCTCCGTGAACAGACCGGCATCATTTTCAACTTCCAAGAGCTCGGTGGCGGCAACATTCCACACCCTGATTTCCCGGCCTGGGCCCGCTACCAGTCGCTCATGAGCGGCCGCGTGCGCGACCAGATCATCTCTCTCTGAATTTTCCCTATCCGCCCCTTTCCGGGGCTGAACCATGTCGAAAGGAGCCAGAAATGGCGAACAGCAAGACGAATGTGATCGTCGGCAAGCCGATGACCACTGGCGGGGTTGTCCTGGCCCCACTGGGCACGACCGAGCCCGTCGATGAAAGCAGCGACCTCGGTGCGAGCTTCGTCCGCACCGGGTACATCAGCTCGGATGGTGTGGAACGGCAGGAGTCCCTCGACACTGACACGATCGCCGCTTGGGGCGGCGACACCGTGGTGGTGGTCAAGAAAGGCACAACCGTCACGGTCGCGTTCAGCTTCCTCGAATACCTGAACCCTGCCGCCCAGGGGGCTATCTACGGCGACTCGAATGTGACCTCCACGCCGGCCACTACGACTGCCGGGAACAAACTGGAGATCGCCGGTGTCGTGGATCTTGCCCCGCACAAGATCATGGTCCTGGAGCTGGTCTCCGGTGACGCTCGCGGGCGTGTGATCTTCCACGACGCCCAGATCACTGATCGAGACAAATACACCTACAAGGACGACGACTCTGCGGCGCGCAACGTCACCTGGACCCTGTTCCCAGACGAGAACGGCGAATACTTCCACGAGTACTGGGATGACGGACAGAAGGCGAAAGCCTGATGTCATTCGAAGTCCCGAAGTCCCATGGCCGCGAACCTGAGAACCGTTTCGCGTTCCACTTCGCGGGTCACAAGAAGGAATGGTCAATTCCGCTTCTTCAATTCATTCCACCGAAGATCGCCGCCCAACTGGGGAGCATCGATGAGAACGATCCAGCCGCGGTCATGAAACTGCTCGGGGACCTCTTCGAGCTGATCGCCCCCGGCAAGGATCTCCTGGGACAGTTCGAGGACGCCCAGCAGATGATGGATCTCTTCAACGCCTGGCAGGCTGCATCCACGGTGAGCCTGGGGGAATCGAAGGCCTCTGCCGAATCCTGACCGACCATGAAGATGCGGTCCGGACGGATCTAATCCGAGCTGGGATGCATCTCGAATGGCTGGGCACCGAACTGCTCACCTGGGCCGATCTACGGGCCATCTGCACCAAGACCTCATTCGAGTCCGCTCTGGGTGCCGAGCTGGCTGGGTTCCCGCCGGGCGTACGCCTGTCGCATGTGATCCAGGCGCAGCAGGTGAACGAGATTCGGATGCTCGCCTATGGGTTGGGCGGCGGTAAGGGGCCGAAACCGCAACTGATCGACCTGATCAAACAGAACGAGCCGGCCGGCATCAAGTTCAAGCACAAGCCAGACAAGCTCACCGTCGAGGAATTCAACCGCCGCGTCGGATGGGACTAAGTAGAATAGAGGAAGAAGCGGCCCCGACCGTACTGGTAATACGGACCGGGGCCTGAACCCAACACCTAGGTGAGTAGGAGAGGGTCTTGAACGATTGTATCTGCCGTGCTGAGGGCTGCGAGAATCTAGTCGGTCAGCATGGAGCGTTGGGGCTGTGCCCGAAACATTATGAACGCTGGCACGACCACGGGCGGTTGACTCTGCGGGTTCCGATGAATCAGCAGGAATGTTCCGTCTCCGGCTGTAGCCGTAAGGCGCGAACCCGGGGTATGTGCGGATCGCACTACAACATGTTGAAGCACGAAGGCGCGATACGACCATTCAAGTATGTTTGGCACGATGCGACAGAAGAGCCATGCGAGTGGTGCGGGGACACAATTCCGCAACAGAGGGGACGAAGCCGGTTCTGTTCTGTGGCTTGTCAAAGCATGGCGCAGTTGTGGAAAGGGCGATCTTTCCCCACGGTGCTGCAATGCACAATGTGCGGCCAGAAAATCCCGGTAACACGGAAATGCCTCGGTCAACACAGGCGACGAGTTGACCGCTTGCTATGCCCAACATGCAAGGCAGCTCGGTGTCTGAGGCACAAGTTCTCCGTCCGCGTTTTAGCAAATCGTGACGGCAGTATCTGTGGTATCTGTCATCACGAAGTGGATCTATCTCTGACCTATCCTGATCCACTTTCTCCATCTGTCGATCACATCATTCCTTTGGCTAGAGGTGGCGCGAACGCGCCTGAAAACTTCCAGCTTGCACATCTTCATTGCAACGTGTCGAAACAGGCACGTCTCATCTATTAGCAACAGGGGCATGGCCCCTTAGGGGGTGGTGCCAAGTATGTCTGAAGCGAAACTTGCAACGGCGTACTACTAGCTTACGAGCTGATCGCTGCCACGCCCGGTGCTGAGGGCCAGATCACGGCAGGGATTGTCCCAGCTGCGGGTAGAGCTGGCGTTGCAGGCGGGCAGTCGCTCGGGTCGCAGCTGGTGGGCACGCTCAAGAAGTACGTTGCGCCCTTGGCTGCGGCGCTGACCGCTGCTGGGATCGCGAAGTTTGTCAAAGACTCGGTGGGGGCGTTCACTGACCTCACTGGGGCAGTGGTGAAGCTCCAGCGTGTCACCGGCGGCACGGTGTCGCAGGTGTCCGCCATGCGCGGCGCTATGCAGCTCTCGGGGATGGATGTCGATAAGGCATCCACGTCGCTGACGATCTTCTCGAAGAACCTGAACAACGCTGCCGGGGATCAGGCGAAGTCGGCAGCCATGTCGCAGCTGCTCGGGACCTCAATCCTCGGCGCGAATGGGCAACTCAAGCCCATGAACGAGTTGCTGCCGCAGGTGGCCGACAAGTTCAAGACGATGCCTGACGGGGCGCAGAAGACGGCGCTCGCGGTGCAGCTGTTTGGCCGGTCTGGCACGGAGATGCTGCCATTCCTGAACCAGGGCGCGGCAGGCATTCAGGGGCTTGAAGACAAAGCGAAGTCGCTCGGTCTGACACTAGACGATTCGTCCAAGTCGAAGTTCGTCGCCTACAAGTCGGCGACCCGGACTCTCAGTGCCACCATGCAGGGGCTCAAAGTGTCTGTTGGTGGCGCTGTGATTCCCGTTTTCACGGGATTCGCGACGATGCTCACCAACCTCATTACCCCGGCGGTCGAGGGGTTCAACCGGGTTCTTCAGAATCCGCAGGTGCAAGCGTTTGGGCAGGCCGTCCAGACCGTGATGGGCAGCATCGGAACCGTCGTCGCATCTGGGCTGGGTAAGGCAGCTGGCTTGATCGGGCAACTGCTCGGGCCGATCTTCTCGTCTCTCGGGCAAGCGTTCCAAGTGCTTGGCCCACAAGTGCAAACGGCAATGTCGGCTTTCTCCCCGTTCAGCCTCATCATGCAGGCACTCGCCCCTGTGGCGTCTCAGCTGTCTGGGCTGCTCGGTGATGTCGGCCAAGTCATCGGCACCACTCTGTCTTCTGTGCTCATGGCCGTGGTGCCGCTGCTCGCCTCACTCGTGCAGACGGCCGTGCCGATCCTCACCCAGATCATCCAGATCGGTTTGCAGATTGCCTCAGCTGTCCTCCAACCAGTGATGCAGGTTGTGCAGGCACTGACACCTGTCATCACCCAGATTTTCAATGCACTCACGCCGTTGTTCGGGATGATCGCCACCGCGGTGATGCCGCTCATCACTCAGGTGATGAACGCGCTGATGCCGATCATCACATCGCTACTGCCACCACTCATGTCGATCATCCAGGCTCTGATCCCGATCATCACGGCGATTGTGCAAGCGATTACCCCGATCATCACAACTCTCGTCTCCGCCCTGATGCCAGTCATCCAACTGGTCGTGAGCACTATTCAGGCGCTCATGCCCGTGGTGCTCGCAGTGATTCAGTTCGTGATCAACGGGATTGTGAGCTTCATCAACACGGTCTTGCTCCCTGTGATCAACGCGATCCTCCCCGTGGTCCAGTCCGTTATCGGTGCAGTGACTGGAATTGTCCAGGGGATCGCCACTGTGATCCGCGGAGTGGTGAATGTCATCTCAGGGATCTTCTCTGGTGACTGGTCTCGTGTCTGGAATGGCGTCACCCAGATTGTTTCGGGTGCGATAAGCGGCATCACATCCTTGCTCGACGGCATGGTGAACGTCGGCAAGAACTTGGTGAAAGGCATCTGGGACGGCATCAAGGGGATGGGCGACTGGCTGCTGAACCAGATCAAGGGTTTCGCGCACAGCATCACAGATGGCATTAAGTCTTTCTTCGGCATCCATTCACCATCAACTGTGATGCGCGATGAAGTCGGAAGGTTCTTGGCACAAGGTATCGGGGTCGGGATCACTGCCGACGCTGATTCTGTGGTCAATTCGGCGAAGGCGTTGTCTGACCAAATCACGGGAGTGTTCTCTTCTCCTTCGTTGTCGCCGACACTTGCAGGTGCTGGTGCGATGGCGGGAGGAGTGTATGCGCCGGTGACGGTGCAGGCCCCGAATATCGATAGTGCTGCTGTGGTGCAGTTGACTGCTACTGCTCTGGCGCAACGGCTGAGGATGGTGTGATGTCTGATCTGTATATCGGTGGGGTCAGGTTTGGTGGTGAGTCTCTTGTCGGGGGTCTGGTCCTGTCGAGCTTGACGGGATGGTATGACACTCCGGACGATAAGACTGATTATCAAGAGCGGGCTACGTCGTATGGCGATTTTCCGGCGTCTTCAATCCGGCGCGGGGCACGAGTGCTGGATCTTGATTTGGGGTTCGAGTTTCCGTCTCGTGCTGATGCAACGGCAATGTTTCATCGTCTTAACGCGTTGCAGGGATCTCAGCAGATGGTGCGGCTCGTTGATGAGATCGACACGTTTTGTACCGGCACGGTGACGTTCGGATTCCCGAAGACGAAGGGCGTCGCTGGGGCATTGTCTGGGACGGTCACGTGCACTGATCCGTTCATCTATTCGACGGCTGAGCAGCAGATCACTCTTTCTGGTTCTGCCGCGGTGGGCAAGGGGCTGTCGTTCATCCCGGACGGTGAGACGGTCGCGGGCTTGGATTTTCCGGTGTCGTTCGGCGGTGAGGGTATTGATGGGTCGAACGTTGGTGTGCTCACCAACGGTGGAAACGCACCAGCGTGGCCTACGTTCACGACGGTCGGGTCTTTCCCGTCCGGGTTCCGCCTCGAGCTCGGCGGCGAGGTCCTCGAGTGGGATCAGCCGGTGGCGGCGTCGGCCCCGGTGACCCTTGACTGTAGGAACATGAGGGCCCTCGTGCTCGGCGTGGATCGCACGGTAGGGGTGTCCCGGCAGGGGTGGGCGTCCGTACCGGCCGGGACACGGGTGGGCTCGTCGGTGACGTCCGGACGGTTGCCGGTGGTGCTGCACCCGCTGGAAGCGTCTACCGGCTACGTGGTCGCGCGAGTGCGCGACACCTGGATCTGAGAGGAATCATCATGGCGACTGGGTGGGGCGTGGAGCGCGCCAATGACAAGGGCTTCGACACGGCGTCTGCGCGGAAGATCAACGCGGCCGAATACAGTGTGGGGGTACTGCGCGGGTGCAAGATCAGCACGTCGTCTACGAACCGCACCTACAAGGTGTCGCGGGGGTCTGATCCGGCGTCGATCGCAGTCGGGTCGGCGACAGCTGCGGATGGTGCGGTGATCTTCCCGGTGCCGGATGGTCTGACGACTGGAGCGGTTGCGGCTGGTGATCCCACGAACCCGCGCATCGACTCCGTGTTCGCGGTGCAGCATGATGCGGCCGCAGGCGACGCAGACAACCAGGTGGTGCTCGTCGCCGTGTCGGGCACCCCGGCAGCCTCCCCGACGCCACCCGCCGCCCCGGCGGGGATCGCCGTCAAGCTGGCGAGTTTCACGGTGCCGAAGAGCGCATCCACTACCTCACAGGCGACCCCGTACGGGAACGTGGACTTTTCGGTTCCCTATGGGGCGTCGCTCGGTGTGCTCTGGTCCTGGACGGACACGTTCAATGGGGTTGCGAATCAGGACCCGCTGATACTTGGGCTAACCTCCTTGTACTTTCCGACTGACCGGAATGTGGACATGGAGATCATGCCGAACGTTTCTGGAGAGAATGGAGCGACCGGGACGTGCGCGTACGGGTTCCAGCTTGACGGGAACGAGTTCGTGTCCTTCGAGATCGGCTACGACGTGAACTGGCAGACCAGGTATGTGAAGATTCCGGTCAAGGTGACGTCGGGGCTGCACACGTTCGCGTTCCGCCGATGGTGGCGGGCGGGTGCGAAGTTCGTGCAGCACTACGGACTCCAGAGCGACCTGATCTTCCCCGGCACGATCTTCCAGGTGGTGGACAAGGGCGTCGCGCAGTGAGCTGGGTGCTGTGGCTCATCGATCCGCTGACGGGCCGGAAGCTGCGGCGACTGCCCGACGTGGGCTTCTCGTGGACGATCTCGCTGCGGGACGCTCAGATTGGGTCTGATCCCCAGAATCTTGGCAAAGGGCAGGTCACCTCCCTGAGCTTCCCGTGGGCCGCGT